ACGGTGCAGAGTTGTTTGTGCCAAATACGCCCGGCACTGTCATTCCAAACGGATCATGGCAACAGGCGGCGGCAAGTATGGGCAGCAGTGGCTTTACAAATAACGGCACATACATTGCCAACATGAGTGCTATTGATACGCAATCTGCAACACAGTTTCTTGCAAAAAATAAAAATACAGTTTGGGCAGCATATCAAAGCGCAAATCGTAGTGTTCCAATTTCGAGGTAATAAATGGCATTGCAAAATATTTTATCGGTGGCTGAGTCTGTTGGGATTAATGACCATAAATTTGCCGGTCAAATGTTGTCTCGAAATATGAGATTAACAACATCAGAAGTTTTAACGGTTCAGCCATTTGAATTTACAATTCGCCCGATGAATTATTTGCTTTATTCGCAAAACAGATCGGTATTATCTTCATTGCGTGAAGCTGACAGAATATCAGAACAATATTTAAATTTTGGAAATACAGGCTGGTTAAATTATATTGCCTATCGTGGAAATATGACATCGGCGCAAATTGCTGCTTGTAATTTTCAAACAGCAACGGCAAACAAAACAATTGTTTTGGGATCATTACCGGCAATATCATCAACTGCTTATATTGTTCGAACAGGCGATTTTTTGCAAATAAATAGATACGCATATATTGCAACGGCAGACGTTCAGAGAGGCGTTAGTTCCACAGTAAATATTCCTGTACACAGAACAGTATTAACAACGCTAACAAGTGTAATGCCAGCGGTTATTGGGCAGTTTGGCACAACGCAATCACTTGGTGGCAGCACTTATACAGGCATCACGTTTCCAGTTGTTTTGCGAGATTACCCGACATATTCATTAGTTCCGATGACAAATGATTCATTCATTTCTTGGAGTGGTGAATTTAAAGCGATTGAATCTGTGCTATGAATAATATTCCACCAGTACAAGATACTAATGTAATTAGATATGCGGATTTTATTCGTATTACAACTGCATCTGCTGTATATCGGTTTGCCTCAACACCAACTGCTTTAACAATACCTGCAATTGATGCACAACCATTTACTGCACTTGGATCACTTGTGCAAGTTGGACAAGCATCAAGAGATATTAAATCTACTGCAAATGAAACATCTGTGACGCTTGTTGGCATTGACACAACAATGCTGGCATTGGTTTTGGCAAGCGATATTAAAGGATCAAAAATAGAAATATGGCATGGATTTTTTAATTCAAACGGTGAACTTTTAACTACTGGCGGTGTCGGTGGGTTATATCAATTTTTTAACGGATATATAAATTCTTTTAGTATTTCTGAAGAATGGATAGAAGATGCTAGAGGATATGTTGGAATTGTTACTGTAACCGCATCAAGCATACAATTAATTTTGCAAAATAGAGTTTCTGGAAGATATACAAATGATTCTTCATGGCAATTTTATAACCCCGGTGATACATCTATGAATCGCGTTAGTTTTATTCAAACAATAAATTATGCGTTTGGAAAAACAACATGATTCGTCAAGGAAACAAATTTGATATTGATGAAATTATAAAAATGCTTATTAATTATCGTGAGCATTCAACATTAAATGCATTACGCTTGGCAAATGATCGTAAATATATTGAACAAATGTTGTCAAACATTTTGGCTGGTGCTGGCGTTATATTTGTATCAGAAAAAAATGGCGTATTAATTGGTATGTTAATTGCTGCAAAATTTCCTAATATATGGAATCCTGAAATTATTCAATGCAGTGAAATAGCATATTGGGTTAAACCAGAACACAGAGGTGGTTTATCAGCATATAGACTTTTAAACGCCTATGTAACAGAGTGCGAAAAATTAAAAAAATTAAATCAAATAAGTTTTTATACGGTATCAAAAATGGTTAATTCACCCGATTTAAAATATGATCGGTTTGAATTTAAAAAACTTGAAGAAACTTGGGTGCATTAAATGCCGGGATCAATAATTGCTGCTTATTTTGGATTGACAGGCTATACGGCGGTAATAGTGGCGTTTGCTATTAATGTGGTTGCATCTGCTGTTATTGCGGAAGCATTAAAGCCAGATGTTTCTGACAATAATATAAACACAGGAAAAATACCAAATCCCGGTAATAGACAACAAATTCCACCAGCAACAGATAATAAAATAAATGTAATTTATGGGAGCGCATTTATTGGCGGCACAATAACTGATCTTTCTATTACAACTAACAATCAAACAATTTATTATGTTTTATCATTAGCTGAAGTAACAAATTCAGAAAATGGAAATACGGGTGATGTATATACTTTTGGCGATGTATATTGGGCTGGGAAAAAAGTAATTTTTAGTACAGTTTCAGGTCAAGCATATAAGGTTACGGGATTACTTGATGAATCTACTGGCTTAACTGATACAGGCGTAAGCGGTTATCTTGAAATTTATTTATACCGCAATGGATCAAATACGCCGACTAATAGCACAACTTCTGCAATTACTTTGTTACAAGACCCAAATTTGACGTATCAATGGGATGCGTCTAAATTAATGAGCAATACTGCTTTTGCGGTAATAAAACTCACATATTCTCAAAATGCTGGAACAACAGGTATTCAACAAACAAGATTTGAAGTTATTAGTCCGCGATTTGCGCCCGGTGATTGTTTTTTAGATTATTTAACATCTGAAAGATATGGTGCGGCTATATCTTTATCAAATATTGATACATCAAGTTTAAATACATTAAATACATATGCAAATGGGTTAATTACTTACACATTGTATACAGGTGGATCGTCAACATTAACAAGATTTAGATTTGACGGAACTATTGATACCGCACAACCAATCATGAACAATATTCAGTTAATGGCAAACTGTTGTGATTGTTTGGTTAGGTACAATGAAATTACATCTAAATGGGGAATTATCACTCAACAACCAACATATACTGTTGCTATGGCGATTGATAATTCAAATATTATTGGCGCAATATCTGTTACGCCATTAGATATAGCAAATTCATTTAATATTGCTGAAGTTAAATTTGTTGATGGTACTCAGAAAGATACATTTGCAAGCGCAATATTTGATCTGGCAATTGTAAATCCATCACTTATGTATCCAAATGAACCAATTAATAAACAGCAAATTACATTGCCGCTTGTTAATAATGATGTTCGCGCTCAATTGCTTGCTAATAGATTTTTAGAATCTTGCCGTGAAGATTTGCAAGTGCAATGCGTTATTGGATATGTTGGCATTCAACTTGAAGCTGGCGATATTGTAGAAATGACTAATGCAAATTATGGTTGGTCAAATAAACCATTCAGAATTCAAAAAGTTACAGAAAATTTTTCTGAAAATGGACAAGTTACAGCATCATTAATTTTGTCTGAATTTAATCCTCTTGTTTATGATGATGCAAATATTACGCAATTTACGCCATCGCCAAATACAGGGTTTTTTGATCCTGCAATATTTGGAACTGTGCCAGCACCAACAATTTTAGGCATAGTAAATTCTGGGTTTAAACCAAAATTTGATGTAGTGCCTGTCACTAGTTCTTCAGGAGTTATTGAATATGTTGAATTATGGTATTCGACTGTTGCAAATCCGACTGCTACACAATTAACTTTGTTGCAAACGTATACGCAAACAAATGGCGCATCATACGGATTAAATTTTTCTTTACCTGCTTTTGAAATAGCAGATTTTGTTACCGGCACATATTACTTTTTTACTCGCATGGGGAATGCTCTTAAAGCAAGCGTTTTTTCTCCTGCCGCATCAATAGTATGGAATCCGGTTCATATTGATGATGTTGTTTTAATTGGCAATAATGGCATAAATCTTGAATGGAATGTTGTATCTAATTGGCGGCTTGCTGGATATAAACTTCGGTATCAATATGGATCAAGTACAGATTGGGGAAGTGGCATTCCGTTATTTAATGGAATATTAACTGAAACCGCTTATCTTGCTTATGGTCTGCCGTCTGCTTTGGTTACAGTAATGGTCAAAGCTGTTGATACAGTCGGCAACGAATCTTTAAACGCTGCTTATGTTCAGTTAAATACAACAGATACATTGCTTGCAAACGTAGTTGAAGTAATTGATTTTAAAGCTGATGGATGGCTTGGAACTATAACTAATGCCACAATTGTTGGCGGCAATCTTGTCGCTACTACTGATGATTCATTTTATGGCGCAGACGATCAATCATTTTATGGGTTAGATGCAGAATCATTTTATACAATTGCGACAGTTGAATCATTGCAATATACAACTGATCCTGTTTATATTATTAGTGCATTGGCTGGATCATCTGGTGTTTTAAATTGGACTGCTTTAGGCAATGCCATTAATGTTGAATATAGGCTTGTAAACGATAGTCCGTTTTATGGTGCTGATGGTGATTCAAAATATGGCATTGATCCAGCGGCATCATTTTACGGGCAAGATAATCCATTTATACCAATGCCATCTAGCATTGTGATGGCAAATGATATTTATCAATTTAGAATAACAGTAGGCACTGGAACGGTAGGCGAAGTTTCAGAATTTAATTTTGTAATTGATGCTCCTGATTTGGTTGAAGTAATACCGAATCATATTGTTACCGGCGGCGCAATTCCATATACAAAAAACTTTACGTCAATTAAGGCAATTCAAGCAACATTGCAACAAAACGCATTAGGGGTTGTTACATTAAGGGTTGATAAAACAGTTCCGCTTGCGCCAACTTTAACCGGATATAATTCAGCAAATACGGCAACATCAGGCGCAAAAGCTGATATAACATTGCAAGGATACTAAAATGCCATATACTGCACCACCAGCAAAAACGGCGATTTCTGATACATACCCAAACCCATCAAATGCTGTTGCTAGGGCTGGATTTGGAACGCTGTGGGAATATGTAACCGGCTTGCTAGGGTTGACAGGCAACCCAACGGCGGCACAGACTGCCTTGCAATTACTGCCCGGCACAAATGTTCAGGCATACAACGCAAATACCGCTTTCACAAATGTTGTTCAAACATTTTCGGCAGGGCAGCGCGGGACAGTTACCGCATTAACCGATGGCGCGACAATTACGCCAAACTTAGCATTAAGCAATAATTTTTCTGTAACTTTGGCGGGTAATAGAACTCTCGCAAATCCGACAAATATTGTTGCCGGGCAATCAGGATCATTTTTTATTTCTCAAGATGCTACTGGCAACCGCACTTTGGCATTTGGTTCTTTTTGGGATTTTGCAAGTGGAACTGCGCCGACATTATCGACTGGGGCAAATGCTGTTGATCGAGTTGATTACATAGTCCGTACATCAACATCAATTCAAGCTGTGTTTACCGGAAATTACTCATGAGCGTCATTGGCTCAAATATATTGGCTGGTGCATCTGGTTCTCAGGGCTACCAGATCAGCCGTTCTGTGCGGCTGCGGTCGAGCGCGTCTGCTTATTTGAATCGAACACCTGCGAGTGTTACAAACAGACAGACATGGACTTGGAGTGGTTGGGTTAAACGTGGGAGATTAGGCGCAACACAAGGATTGTTTGCAAGAAATGATGGTTCTGTTGCGACTTATTTACTTTTTACTTCATCTGACACTTTAGGGGCAACTTCTGCAAGTGGTGCTGTCGAATTTGATTTGGCAACAACTCAAGTATTTCGTGACCCTTCTGCTTGGTATCACATCATATTGGTGTTAGATACAACACAAGCAACTTCATCAAACAGAGTAAAACTGTATGTAAATGGCTCTTTGATTACGGCATTAAGTACCGCATCATATCCAACTCAAAATTACAACGCTTATGTCAATACTGCGGCAACCCACTACATTGGAAATGGTAATCCAGCAGGTTCGCTTGGTTGGTATTCAGACCAATACCTAACCGAGATCAACTTCATCGACGGTCAAGCCTTGACTCCTTCGTCATTCGGTGAAACCAATCCTGTCACCGGGGTCTGGCAACCAAAGAAATACACCGGCACCTACGGCACAAATGGCTTCTTCCTGAACTTCTCCGACAACAGCGCGGCAACTGCCACAACTATCGGCAAGGACTATTCAGGCAACGGCAACAACTGGACACCGAACAACATCAGCGTGACTGCTGGCGTGACGTATGACTCGATGCTGGATGTGCCGACACAGTGGGCTGATGGCGGGAATGGGCGGGGGAATTACTGCGTAATGAACCCATTACAGGGGCTATCTGGATTTGTATGTTCTGATGGAAATTTAAAGGTTGCGGTTTCTGGTACGGCAACTGGTCAAAGGCTTTCTACAATATCAATAACGTCTGGGAAGTGGTATTGGGAAAACACTTATTTAGTTGCTCCAAATGGTGATGGGCAATATGGTGTTTCATTAGTAGATAACCCAACGCTAACAGTACAACTTGGAACTAACGCAAAAGGTTGGTCTTATTCCCCATTCATAGGCAACATTTATAATGGATCAGGTACGCCTATTACGACAGTAGCAAGCGCATCTCTCAATGATGTGATTGGATTAGCTTTAGATGCTGATGCTGGTACGCTTGCTATATATAAAAACAATTCATTGCTTTACACTTTTTCAAGCGGCGTATCTGGTGGTGCATTAACTCCCGCTATTGGTGGAAGTTCAAGTGTGGCTTTTGCTACTGCCGTCAACTTCGGTCAACGACCTTTTGCATATACACCACCAACAGGTTTCAAAGCACTGAACACGCTGAACCTGCCGACACCGACTATCCTGAAGGGCAATCAGTATTTCAACGCTGTACTTTACTCTGGCAACAGTGGCAGTCAAAGCATTACTGGAGTTGGTTTTCAGCCTGATTTTGTGTGGGGCAAAAGTAGAAACATTGCAGAGAACAACGGTCTGTTTGATGCCGTTCGTGGCGTAAATAAAGCTCTGTATTCAAACCTGACGAACGCCGAGGCGACCGACCCCGGCGTGTCTGCATTTAATGCTGATGGTTTTTCGCTGAACGGCGCAACCATAAACGCCACTGGCTATACCTATGTTGCATGGAACTGGAAAGAAGGTGCGACGCAGGGCTTCGATATTGTGACGTTTACGGGGACGGGGGTTGCGCGGACGGTGGCGCACTCGCTGGGTGTTGCGCCGAGTATGATTATCGTCAAGAACAGGAACACGGCCTCATACGGCTGGTTCGTGTGGCACACGGCATTCGGCGCAGCAGGTAATACCGACTACATCAATCTAAATCTGACCGACGCAAAAGGCTCGGGCGGCGCGGTGTCAATGTGGAACACCACCATGCCGACATCGTCTGTGTTCTCACTTGGCACTTATGCTGGCGTGAACGGCAATACAAACACCTACGTCGCCTACCTATTCGCCGCAGTAGCAGGTTACAGTGCGTTTGGATCGTACACGGGTAACGGCAGCGCGGATGGCACGTTTGTGTTTACAGGATTTAGGCCGAGGTATGTTCTTATTAAATGTTCTAGTGCTGGTTCTACTAATTGGATTCTTCATGATACTGCGCGGGAGCCGTACAACCTTGCGACGGCATCGCTATACCCAAACTTATCAAATGCAGAGACTGTGGCGGCAAGCCAGTCATTAGACATACTGTCGAACGGGTTTAAGCTGCGAAATACATCTGGCGACATCAATAGTTCTGGCGCGACATACATATACGCAGCATTTGCAGAAAACCCATTTAAAAACGCACTAGCGAGGTAATCTATGTTTATGCTTGATGAAAAACCGTTGGCGGTTGGCAATCCTTTTAAGACTTTAGACGGTACGCAATACCCGGCAAATTGGCTGCAACTTTCTACTGAGGAAGATCGCATAGCAATTGGCATATCTGAAGTACCAGATGATACGGTTTATTATGATGATCGCTTTTACTGGTCACCAGAAATTCCAAAAGATTTAGACCAACTAAAAACACAATGGATTGCACAGGTAAAAGATACTGCTGGCAAAACATTGGCACAAACTGATTGGATAATTATTAGAAAATCAGAGCGCAATATTGCAATTCCAACTAATATAAAAACTTATCGTGCCGCAATTGTGGCTGAGTGTAATCGACTTGAATTGGCGATTGAAGGATGCAATAATATTGAAGAATTTATTGATATTGTTATTACTCAAACTTGGCCTATTTTGGAATAAAAATGGATGAGAACATTGTCATCAAAACGGCTACAACGGCAACGTATGGTGGCTCTGCGACTGCAATAATTTTTGGCCTTACCGCAAATGAATTTGCTGCATTAGGCGGTTTGTTTATTGGCGTAGTCGGTCTAATTATTACCACTTGGTATAAACATCAGCATTTAAAAATTGCCAAAGAAAATTTAAAAGTAAGCAGCAACAAATAAAAAATACACCATAAGACAAAATAAAAATCTAAATCTTATGGTGCATTATGGAACCAATCTCTACGGCAATTATGATTGCCCAAGGCGTTAAACTTGCACTTACCGGCGTAAAAGAAACAGCACAATTAGCCAAAGAAACATTCCATGAATTAGAAGAAATGATTGGTGCTGGTGCATCGTTAATGGATGCAATGCCATCATTCTCAAAATTTTTTTCTCATTCTAGCAAGTATGAAGAAAAACGAATTGAATTAGTTGAGGCGCAACAAAAACAAGATGCAGCGGTTGAAGAAGCAGGAACAAAACCAGCAGAATATATTTCCGATGCTGAGTATGTCTTGGAAATGATGGCGATTGATCGTGAGCAAAAGATGTTTTATGAAAACATAAAGCAATGGCTCATCTATAATTTTTCTGAAGCAGGTTTATGGGATGATTTTAATCGGCGATTAAATAAGCTGCAATCAGATCGGCAAGAAAAAGCAGAAATAAAACGCAAAGCAGAAACAGAAAAACGGCTTGCTGAAAAAATTTTAATAATGAAAAAGCGCAGAGAAAAGCAAAAGTTTTGGGATAACGTGCAAATAATAATCGGCGTAATATTTGGTGCTGTTGCAACGCTTGTCACCGCTTACGGTATTTTGTGGATGTTTAAACAAGGAGGTTATTAATGCTGACAATGCTATCAACATTTCTTTCATTTTTGATGGGCGGCTTGCCAAAAATTTTAGATTTTTTCCAAGATAAATCTGATAAATCGCATGAATTAAAACTTGCACAATTGCAGACTGAGCGTGAATTGCAAATGCTTGAGCGCGGGTATAAAGCGCAAGAGCGTATTGAGGAAATTAAACTAGATGAAATAAAAACTGAAACAACGGCAGCAACACAACAAGCATTGATTCAAGCACAACAGGCTGAAATGGCGGCGATATATGCTCATGACATTGCCATCGGGAAAGGTGCTAGTCAATGGATGATTAATTTGCGCGGTAGTGTTCGCCCGGTTATTACTTACGGATTTTTTTTCCTGCTTTGCGCGATTGACGCAACGCTTGCATATAAAGCATTTGAGGCTGGCGTAAGTTTTACTGATATGGCTGCACAACTTTGGGATGATGAAACGCAAGCATTGTTTGCTGCCATTATTGCATTTCATTTTGGCGGCAGGGCATTCGGAAAATGATTAGCGAAAAAATGCGCGAGATGCTAAAGCATCATGAGGGTGTGCGATATAAACCATACCGATGCCCGGCATTGCTTTGGACTGTGGGCGTTGGTCATGTGCTGTATCCAGAGCAAGGCAAGCTGCCGATGGATCAGCGCATGGGATTTCCGTTGCGCCAAGAAGACAATAGAATATGGACAAAAGAGGAAGTTGATGCGCTGCTTGTTTATGATCTTAAACGGTTTGTCAGAGGCGTATCCGTTTATTGTCCTGCTGGTCTTAATCAAGGTCGCATTGACGCACTTGTATCGTTTGCTTTTAATTTAGGCAATGGTACGCTGCAAAGATCAACGCTTAGAATGAAACACAATCGCGGCGATTATATTGGCGCGTCTGAGGAATTTCTGAAATACGTCAAAGCTGGCGGCAAAGTATTGAAAGGTTTGGTAAAAAGGCGCAATGATGAGCGCAATTTTTATTTGCAACCTTAAAGATAATGTTTTGAGGATGATTGCCGCTGCCTTAATCGGCGGCAATATTCTTTGTCTGCCACTGAAAAATCAGG